CACATCTTATTAGAGAGTGATACTGAAGCGGTTATTGTGGAGAGTAAGGAAACTAACACAATAGCAGCTAAGCTTCCAGTGAGTGAAGATTCACTTGGATTCTAAACTTGTTTTTGATAGTAGGGTGGGAATAGAATGGATGTTATTATTAACGCCCTTATCTTTAATTTCTCACCCTATTTTATCAACATTTTATATACAGGTATAATATAAATAATTATATTTGTATAGCTAACCAATTAAATATATATGTCAATTAACAGAATACAAAACATTGTAAAAGACGTTATTACAAAAGAAGAGATAATCTTTAAAGGTAATAAAATAACAATTGATACAGTTGAAAAGGTATTTACTATACCTAAAATAATAAACACAGACATAGGCTTTCAGCTTATGTTTGGAACTAAATCACCAGGAGAAGCTACTCCTACTAAATCATCTACACGTTTACTAAGGTATACGCCTGTAGCATAAAATACTAACCTTTTAAAACATTTATTATGTCACACATGAGCTTCATCTATCAGATGATAACAGACGGATCGTATCCTGCATTTAAAGTTAACTATCAACTAGCACAAGAGCATGGATTAAAAAACTTCACATTTGGAAATGAAGAAATTTTAACAATGTATGCTAAACACGTATGTATTCTAGTAGATAAACATTTAATGAAAGAATACGAAGATTATTTAGAACAAAGAGCTGACGAAGCTTACGTAGATGACTACATACCATACTACAATGATTAAGTTAGTCACTTCGACAACATCAGCAATAACGTCGCCACATTATGGATTGGGAACAATTCAAGATGTGGTTGACTATTGCTCTTCAGTATCAGTGCTAGGCGTAGATACTGAAACAGAGGGTTTTGACTTCACTTGTAAGAAAATGATTATGTTTCAGATAGGTGATGCTAACCAACAATTTGTGATAGATACTAGACATATAAGCATAGAACCATTAAGAGAAATCCTTGAGTCTAAAAATATTATAAAAATACTTCATAACGCCAAGTTTGATTACAAGTTTATCAAACACTATAGTGGAATTGAACTTGAGTGTGTCTATGACACTTTCCTTGCAGAGCGTGTGATAAACTGCGGCAAGGATGGGGTGAGGTATGGATTAAAGGATGTATGTAAGAAGTACTTAAACGTAGAACTAAACAAAGAAGTAAGAAATCAATTTATAGGGTTAACAGGGCAACCTTATAAAGACGACCAAATTATATACGGTGCAAAAGATGTAGAATACTTAATAAGTATTAGAACACATCAGTTGCCTATAATAGAAGAATTTAAACTAAACAACGTAATTGATCTAGAAAATGAGTCTGTACTAGCATTTGCTGATATAGAATACAATGGTCTAGATATAGACAAAGATGCTTGGGAGATTATTGCACGACGAAGTGAACAAGAAGCTATACAAATGGCTTTAGATCTAGATGATATTATATTAACTAGTACAAAGTTTTCTAGGTTTGTTGCATCGTCTGTACAAGCAGATTTGTTTATTCCAATAGAAGATATACGTAAAGTAGATATTAAATGGAGTAGTCCTACACAAGTATTAAGAGTATTTAAGAAGCTTGTTCCAGAGCTTGAGAATGTTAACAGTAAAGAAATGTATAAGTATAGACGTCAGTTTACACTTATAGATAAGTATGTTAGATACAAAGAAAAGATGAAGTTAGCTACCTCTTATGGTAAAGACTTCTTCAAGTTTGTAGCCGGTGACGGCAAGATACATACTAGTTTCAATCAGATATTAGACACAGGCCGTGTTGCAAGTAGTAAACCTAACATGCAACAGATACCTGCAGATAATGCTTTTAGAAACTGCTTTATCGCTCCCGAAGGACATTGTTTTGTATCTTCAGATTATAGTAGTCAAGAGTTGAATGTCATCGCTTTTGGTAGCAAAGATCCAGTATGGATGGACGCTTTACAAAGGGGGCAAGATTTACATAGTGTATGTGCTGAACTTGTTTACGGCGCACAATGGAACGAGGCTGCTGAAGATAGTTGTTCCTTCCTCTCTAAAAGAGTGAAGTGCAACTGTCCTAAGCATTCTAAGTTACGTACTAATGTAAAGACTATTAACTTTGGACTAGCCTACGGCATGGGCCCGCATAAATTATCTAATACGCTTGACATCAGTATACCTGAAGCTGAAGCGTTGATTGATAAATACTTTGCAGCTTTTCCATCTATTGGTGGGTTCTTAGATAAACTAGGTAACTTTGGTAAAACATTTGGATACATTAAAACATTTCCTCCTTACAACAGGCGTAGATGGTTTTCTAAATGGTTTCCTAAAATTAATTCAGAAAAAGGAGCAGGATTTGAACTTGGTAGCATAGAACGTGCTAGTAAGAATACACCAATACAAGGTGCTTCTGCTGATATGACTAAATTAGCTTTGATACTAGTAAGAAATTACATCAAAGAAACTAATGCACCTGTTAAGATAGTAATGACTGTCCATGACCAGATAGACACAGTTTGTACAATTGAGTATGCTGAGACATGGGTAACAGAAATGACTAGACTTATGGAAGAGGCTGCATTAGTAGTAGTAACAAATGGTTTGCTTAAGGCAGACACTAACATTAGTAAATCATGGGAAAAATAAAACTCCATAAACTAGACATGCGTTCTGCTAGAATTATAGCTACAGTATCAAGGCTTACAGAAATATCTATAAAAGATATAAGAGGTAAGAGTAGATTACGCGAAGTTGTAAACTCTCGTAGAATATGCATGGTATTAATCAATGATGTTTTAAAATATAACCTATCACAGATTGGTAGAATATTTGGAAAAACTCATTGTACAGTTCTCCATACATTCAAAGCTCACAACGATTTGTGGGATGTAGATAAAAGGTATAGAGAATTCTTTGACTTATGCGCCGCAGCTCTAGGCGTAAAAGGTGTTAGTGATTCTAACGACAAAGACGAAGTTATTCAAAAGCTTATAGCTAGGATAGAATTTCTTGAAGAAGAAAATAGAGAGTTAATAGAACAAATGAACGAAATAAAACAATTAGCGACATGAAATCAACTTTAACAAAGGAAGACACTTTAGACATAAGTATACTGATTGCATTGTTTAGATGTTTTAACGAGCAACTGTACAATTTAAAAGGTACACATGCTGGTATAGTAAAAATGAAATTTAACAGACTTTTAAAACTGTCTAGTCAATATGAGAAAGAAATTGCTCAAGACATGAACACAGAAGAAATGGAAGCAGTGTATGACCAGCTAATGGACATAGTTGTGGAAATAAAACAAGTTGTACTAAAACAAACAGAATATGAAACCAAATTATAAATTTGACTACAGCATGTTTGCATGCACAGTAGGCTTAGTAGGTATGATAGGTATTATACTTTATATGATAATAATTAACGGAATAGGATGGCATTAGAAACAATAGAACTAGAAGGAGGTTGGCAAGTCACAGTTGATTACGACTATGACGCAGGCCAATCCGGAGGACACTGGGACGAAGAGCCTATAGATCCTTCAGTAAGTATTAATCACATTTGGGCAGTATTTAACGAAACAAATGGTAACTTAATACAAGTAGATATATACAACTTTTTAATTCAAACTTGTCTTATAGAAGAGGAGGAAGTACAAAGTAGTATTCTAGAAACAATAAAAAATTATGAACCAAATTTAGATTAATAAACTATGAATTACAGCAGTAAAACAAACAAGTACAGTAAATTAAAAAAGAGCACAACAAAAGCAAAGAGGTGGTACGCAGGCGTATTACGATTCTTTGGAGTTAGTGTTAAAGACATAGCTAGAAGATTAAATGTAACTCCAGCTAGAGTATATCAATATTTAAAAAAGTAAATCAATGGTAAATCAAAAATCAAAGGAGTCGTATCAACAACTGTTTGATGACGGCGTAATAAGCAAGCGTCATGCGCAAGTGCTTAGAGTTCTTAAAATGGATCTTGGACAAGCGACCAATAGAATGATTGCTAAAAAATTAGATTGGGATATAAATAGAGTCACTGGCAGAGTCTCTGAGCTTCGGGAAAAAGGCTTAGTAGAAAATGCCGGTGATTACTATGACTCGTCTACGAATAGAACAGTAAATCTATGGAAGTGTGTCTAGCTTAATTAAAGTAAAAGATGCAGAACAAAGAAAAGCTCTTAATAATTGGGTTAAAAGTAATTATAATGGTAGTATCATTGCAGGTACTGGATTTGGAAAATCTAGGTGCGGCGTGCTTGCTGTTAATTTTACTTTTCAACGTAGAGCGGATATGGAAGGCGCTAAAGCGTTAGTACTAGTTCCTACTCAACAATTACAAGATCAATTTAAAGATGAGTTTATTAAATGGGGTTTTGAACATTTATTAGAGAGCATCGAAGTTATGTGCTATCAGTCTGCATATAAATTAAAAGGTAATCATTATGACATAGTAGTATGTGATGAGATACACCTTGGGTTGTCCCCTGAGTATCGTAAGTTCTTTAAGAACAATACTTATGACAAACTATTATGCATGACTGCAACGTTACCGGAAGAGCAAGAGTATCAAGAACTCCTTGAAACTATCTCTCCTATAACGTACAAAATAACACTAGATGAATGTGTTAACTTAGGCCTTGTCGCGCCTTATGAAATAATATGTGTCCCGATTAAATTAACAGACGTAGAACAAGCAGATTACAAAAAAGCAAACAATACATTTGTTTATGCTAAGTATGTGCTTGGGCAGTTTGATGCATTTGATCAGGCTAAATTTATTATGGGCCCTGGCAAGAATACAGCCTCTTCACAAGAGAAGGCAGCAGCTGCGCAGTTTTATCGCTCAATTAGAGCACGTAAAACAGTAGTAGACCACGCTAATAATAAGATAGCTATGTTACAAAAGATAGTTATTAAAAGTATAGGTGAGAAGATATTAGTCTTTGGCGGTAGCAATGAGTTTACAAACAAACTTGCTGATGCTACAGAAACATTTTCAACTGTATATCATAGTGGTAAAACTAAAAAACAAAAGGAAAAAGCATTAGAAGATTTTAGATCAGGTGATAAACCAGTACTATGTTCTACTAAAGCTTTAAACCAAGGTTTTGATGTAGCAGATGCAACTATGGCTGTAATATGTGGATTAACTAGTAAAGGATTGACTATGATACAACGTGTAGGTAGAATAATTAGATACCAACCTAACAAAAGGGGTAAAATTATATGCTTGTATGTTAAAGATAGCCAAGAAGAAAAGTGGTTAAAAAGCAGTGTAAAGACATTGAAAAATGTCGTATGGAAATAATATTAACAAAATTTGTATACTATGTATGAAATGATTATATTTGCAATAGTTCTTTATTTATTTATAACAAATTCTTTTA